AGTTGCTCGATCCCGGGGAATGGCAGCACCGCCGGGACGACCACACCCATACCGCGGACGAGCTCACCGCCGCCCACCGCGCCCGTCGGTCGCGTGGTGAGCGGCACCCGGTGTGGGATTTCATGTTTTCCTACTACTCGGGGGCCTGAGTAATCGAACAGGGGAAATGCCGCGTCGCAGGTCACGACGGTGCGTGTTCGACGTGTCCAGCGTGTCCGACGTGCTCTGTGGGACCTTCTGCGGGATGGATGCGGGATGGCGGGGCATGAAGAAAGCCCCCGCCGGCGAGGTGCCAGCGGGGGCTGAGTAGGTGGGGAGCAGCGACGCGACGCCACGGGCTTGGGATATAGGCCCCCGGTGGGCGCTCGACCCGACGGTGATCATACAGGGCACCAGGGGCCTACAGGGCGAGTTCGCGGAGGTGCTTCTCAACCTCGTCCGGCGCCTCGGGCTGGTCCGCGGCGTCCGGGTAGCGGCGGCGCCACGCCAGCACGTGCTCGGTGAAGGCTTGCACGAGGACTCGGAGGCGGAACCTGTCGAGCTTCACTTCCTCGAGCTCTGCGGACAAGTCCTCGGTCTTCTTCTCCAGGGCGGTCACGCGGGCAGTGAGGCGGTCCACCCACCCGAGGTCCGCGTCCTCCTTGTCGCCCTGCCGCTTCGCCCGGGCAGTGGCCCACACACCAGAGGCGGTGAGGAGGGCTACGACGATGCCAGACAGTAGCTCAGTCACTGGCGGCCTCCTTCACGATGAGGTTGGCGCGGCTCGTGCGCCACACGGTCCAGAGCGTCCCCAGCGCGACCAGCAGGTAGGCTGCACCGCCGCCCCAGGTGTTGCCTGGCCCGCCGTGGGAGGTCGTGCTCTCGGTGAAGAGGCTGAGTGCCCACAGCAGATTGATCCCGACAGCGAGTCCTACGGCGGTCGCCGCAGCCGGACCGTCATGCCACCGGGCTGTCGCGAGACACAGGACGCCGATGACGATCCAGATGACGGCCCACACGGTCAGCGGGAGGAACCGCTCCACCGGATGGCCGGGCGGCGTCCGGATCAAGTAGCTGACTCCCCGGATGAGAGCCTCGACCGCAAGCATGACGAGGAGTGCCCCGTCAGTGAGGAGGAACCCCCTGATCCGCATCGCCGTCGGGCGCGCCCAGGAGGGCAGGTGATCGACAGGCATGTGAATCACCGCCCGTAGACGTAGTCAGCGTCGTCGCCCGGCGCGACGGTCTGGGTGGCCGGTGCGGTGGTGCTGGTCGGGTCGTGCTCGCCCTTCTCCTCGGCCCGAATCGCCGCGAGGACCGCCTGCGCGGTCTGGTCAGCACCCGGGATGCGGGCGAGAGCGTCATGCACCGCGATCTCCACCTGGTCCTGCACAGTGGTGGCGGTGCCGGCGATCATCGCAGCCTCGGCGTCCGCGTCGGTTGCCGTGGAGTCTGACCCTGCGTGTGTCTTGGACGCGGCGACCGCCGGGGCGATGATGCCGAGCACCCACGGAATCAGTGCATCGAGATTCTGCGTCCACTGGTCGGCCTGAACCTCACTTGCGATGCCGAATGCGCCGAGGACACCGACGACGAGGGCGACGAGGGCGTATGCGACCTTCCGGATGGCCCAGGACGGAGCCTTCTTGATCTTGGACATGGTCACTTCTCCTTCGAGTCAGAAGTTCCGGGTACGCCGAGCTTCTCGGCGATCGCTCCGAGCAGATCGGTGCGCGTCCGCCCACCAGTCTGCGGCCAGCCGCCATACGGTCCGGTGATCTTCGCGTCGCCCATGTCCTGGGCGGACAGGGTCATGAGCATCGACCTGCAGTCGGCGGTGTTGTCACGGATCTGCTTGAGCAGTTCACGGTCTTCGGGGGTCATGTCGTCCTCTCCTTCGGAGGTGTCGGTGGCCCAGGCGGACGCCCAGGCGTACTCGCGGGGCGGGATCATGGTGGCGAACTGGTCAAAGGTGACCCACGAGCCGTGCGGGGCGAAACCGCTGTCTGCGAGCCAGACGTGGCGGACGCCGCCGGCGTCGCGGGCGTAGCCCATGACCGCGAGGTAGTGCATGACGAAGCCCCCGCCGTAGCGGAGGCTCTCGGTGGAGGTGTACGACGCCTTCGGGTAGTTGGACGGCGGCACCCAGATGTTCGCGGCGACACCGACCCCTCCGTTGATGGAGGCGACGATGCGCTTCCACAGCGTCTCCTTCTCCTCGGCGTGCGGCGGGTCGTTCGGCATCGCCCCGGTCTGCCAGTTCCCACCGATGCGGGCGTTGAGGACACGGGCGAGCTGTACGACCCCGTTGGTGCCGTTGACCGTGGTCCCCAGCTCCTTAGCGAGAGTGGCCTCGGGGGCCATCTGCCCGGTGCGAGCCTGGATGATGGTCTGCGTCGTGGCTGGTCCGCACCAGTAGTAGGTGTCCTGGCCGATCTCGGCCCGGGAGTAGTCGAGCACCTTCTCGACGGCCTGCACGCTGGTCTGCTTCCCCGGCAGCAGTCGGGATCCGAGGGCCTTGCACCGTGCGAGACGGGACTGCCGGTCTGCCAGGCCATTCGTCCCGCCGTTGATGCTCTTCGTAACGGCGACGACGTCGTCCCGGTCGCACAGGCTGTTGAGCTGTGGTCGGGCGACGGTCCAGTACCAGGCGGGGCCGATGCCCACGTGCTGATCATCGCCGAGGGCCTCGGGATGGTCTACGAAGTAGGTTGCGGTTGGGACCAGGCCCTTACCGTGCGCCCACTTCGACACCGCCGTGTGGTTGTCGCGTCCGGTGATCTGAATCCAGCCGTGGCCACGGAAGCGTGACCAGTCGTCGGTGCCCGGCCGGTTGCCCATGCGCCCGTTGTAGGTTAGCTGGGCGGCGGTCGGCCCCCAGATCTCTGACTGATACTTGAGCCCCACGGACTCGTGTGCGAGCTGCGCGCAGAAGTGCGCGGCCCGTAGGGGCGTGTTGATGCCGGCGGTACGCATTGCCGTCTCGAACGCGGGTAGTAGTGCCGCGTACCGGTCGAGCGAGAGAGTCCCGCCCATGGCTTCGGACAGTGTCTTGGCGTCCATCGGTCCTCCTTTCTCTGGGCATGCGAAAGCCCCCGTGCGTCACGAGGGCGCCGGGGGCTTTCGGTGTTCTGCGTTGTGTGTGGTTACTCTCCGGTTGGAGACGTAGGGGCCAGGCTCTGAGCCCCGCAGGTGATGTCCTCGGCGATCTCGGTGCCGTCGGGCCACACGCCGCCGGGGTAGAAGTCGGCGGGGTTGGTCCAGTCGGAGCAGTCGATGTCCTGGCCGGGGGTTCCTCCGAATATGGCGTGCACAAGCCATCCGATCAGGTCTCCGATGGTGTTGAAGATGGTGCTGATGATGTCCACAGGGTCTCCTCGTCAGTCAGTGGTCACCTCATAGTATCGGCTGGGATACCGCTGTCGTTTCATGACTCCTGGTAGGGGTCGATTTCTGCCCAGTACACAGTTCCGGAGACTGTGAGCCTTGTCGCCGATGAGCCGCCGAGCCAGGTCACTTTGGCTGCGCCCGATCCCCCGTCTCCCACGTCTGCTGCACTGGTGCCTGACACCCCGGAGCGAATGTCGCCGTTGGCCATGACGCTGTAACTCAGGTATCCCTGGTACTTGGTCGTGTCCCCCACCTGAATGTTCCCTCCAGGTCCGGCCAGTCCGGCAATGTTGAGAACGACACTGATGAGTCCGATTTTTCCTTGGGACACCGGGTTGTCGAACAGTGTTACCGGCGGTGCCCCGACAATGTTCCTTGGCGGGAGGGTGATCTTCGTCCATGTCAGTCCCCCACCGAGCTTTCCGATAAATTCAGTTGCGATTGCCATGTTTCAGACCTCCGTGATCTTGTGCAGTTCCATCGTCGACTCGTCCAGCCAGAAGTCGCCGACGACAGCGCCGGGGATGGTTTCCGGTGGAGGTCCGTCTCCGGAGAACGTCGATGGTCGGTGCAGGACCACGTCCCGGAGAGCATCGATGTCTGAGCGTGAGGCTTTGTCCGCAACCGCACCGCTGACCTGGTTGTCGACATAGCCCTTGGTGGCTGCGTGAGTACTCCCCGTCGGCGTGGCCACCGAGGTTGTGCCGTCCGCCCCACGGCGCATGATCCGGCCGGCAGTGGCCTGGTACGTGGCTGATGTGACGTCATCGACGGTGTCCTGCAGGCCACTGACGTCGCCGATCTGGTGGGTGTGGACAGTGTCTGCCTTGTCCGCGAGGCCTGGGACTCTCGGGGCGTCCGCGGTGCCTGCGAGGTCTCCCGCCAGCTTCATCTTGCCTTTGATCGTGGGGGTGGCGTCCGGCACACCGGAGGCTACAACCTCCGCCGCGGACTCAGCGGACAGTCGGGCCTGCTCGGCAGAGTCCGCCGATGCTGTGGCGGAGGTTGCCGAGGCGGTGGCCGCTGACTGGGCGTCGGCTTTGATCGAGTTGAGTTCGGTGCGGACATCCGAGGCAGCGTTCGTAGCCGCGTCCTGCGCCTGAGAACAGGAGTCCGCGGCGGACGCTGCGTGCCCCTGGGCGATGCCCCGGGCTTCCTCGGCCCCTGTCTGTGCGTCGACCGCCTCATTCTTCGCCGCGATGGCCTCCGAACGGTTCTTCCACGCAGTATCCATGTAGGTCTTCGCCGCGGTCGCCCGGCTGTCAGCGGTTGTCTCCGACTCAGCGGCGTCCCTGGCGGAGGACGCAGCGTCCGACGCCGAAGTGGCCGCGGCGCTCGCCCGGTCCGCAGCGGCGGCCCCGGCTGACAGGGTGTCGTCGAGAATCTCCTGCGTGGCGTCCCTGTGCTCACCGGCGAGGGTCGCCGACCCAGCGGACTCGGTGGCGGAGGTGGCGGAGCGCTGTGCGGCGGCGTCCGCATCGAGGACTGACTGCGCCGCCGCCGCTTCCGCCTGCAGCACTCGCTGGGCGGATCCGACGATGGCGGCTGATTCGGCGGCAATCTGGGCTGACGCCCTGGCGTCTCGGGCAGCGGCCTGGGCGGCGAGGACGACCTCGGGCGCCCAGTCGAAGTTGTCTTCGAGGAGGTCGAGAAACTCGATGGACTCTTCGTCCGGCACCACGGCTTCGACGGTGTGGGATGCGCCGTCGCCAGCGATAACGAGGACTACTTCGCCGGGGTCCAAATCCATGGTCGCGGCGCCGTCGATGAGTGCGGTGCTGCGTGGTTCGCCGGTGATTGCCGCGGTCCCGCCCGGGCGAAGGCGCGGGGCCCTGGCCGTAATGGTGCCATCGGTCGGGAAATTGTCGACTGCTGCGAACAGGAAGTTGATGGTGGTCATGGTTCTCCTAGGTTGGGTTCTTTTCGTCAGGCACGGTGTCCTGTCCCGGATTGAGCAGCCGGTTGTCGAACTTCACCGCGCTCATCCAGGCATTACGGGCTCCTCCGTCCCACCAGCGCCATTTGCCTGACCATGCCCTGACCCTGATCCAGCAGCCGGGCTCAGGGATCACCACCATGAACACTCCGGGGATGGACCCGTAGTCACCGCCTGTGGTCTGGTCCACCACCACCGACCGCACCAACGACCCGTCAGGACGGACCACATCGACGTAGATTGCGGACAGGTTGCTTCCGTCGAATCCGGTGGACCGGACATGTGCGTAGCAGACCACCAGCCACAGGCCCGCCTCGTCGAGGACGATGTTCTTCCCCTTCTCGACGTGTGCGCCCTTCGACGGTCCGAGTTGCGACTCATACGGGAGCCAACGTGAATTGTCCCCGAAGATGTTCCACTCTGAGTTCACGTTCACTGACTGGAATGCGGCGCAGTAGCCGCGCACGAACTCAAGCAGGTCCGTGCGCGACATCAGTGACTCCTGCCCGTCCTTCACGTCCTTCACCACGGTGCCGGACTCGAAGAAGGACGCCGCCCACGAACCGATGGTGTTCCCTATGCCCGCGATTCCGGCGGCGAGCGCGGACCCGATCCCTCCGATGATCGATCCGAAGAAAGTGTTCTTGCCGTCAGCCCACGGGGCGATGACCCTGCTGCCGACGGTGGCGAGCATCGTGGACTCGGTGACGTCCTTGAGTCCCTGGATCTGGGCCATGGTCATGGACGAATCGGCGGTGGGGTGCGACCCACCCGGTACGACGGCCATCAGTCCTGCTCCTTCGTGTCAGTTGTGTCGTCGAGCGCGTGGCGTAACCGGTCACGCTGCGCTGGGGTCATCGAGGCGACGAGGTCCTCGACGGTGCCGTCCGCATCCACCGGCGGTGGGGTGTCGCCCCATTTCCCCGCGGTTGCGGCCCACGCGGTCTCCCCCGCCGGGCCCGACGGTGGGGTGTACCACCTGCGCTGGAGGTCGGGGAGGTGGCGGAAGCCGCAGTCGTGGAGGTGCTTGGACCAGACCTGCAGTGTCGTGGGATGGACGAGGAGGGGCACGTCGCGGGGGCCGGCGGGCATGGCGACGAGCGCCCAGGCCGCGAACTCCTCCGGGTCATCGGGGTTGCAGTCCGGTTGCATGGGGATTCCGGTTTTCATGTCAGTCCCATCTCCTTGAGAAGGCTTGCAAGCGCCTTGGTCTTCGAGGTCACGGCAGTGACGGGGTCGTGGTCGCCTTCGAGGTCGCCGACGGTGATCTCCCAGGTGTGGGGATCGGTGGCCGACCAGTCGAGGGTGAGCTTCGAGACCTGCTCGACGACCACTCCCCCGCCCATGTCGGTCGGGACCTGGACACCGATCCGGTCACCGAGGAAGAAATGGCCCTGGCCGTGGTCTCCGACGAGGTAGGGTCTGCCGTCGCCGATCTTCGCGGTGGCGGTGACCTTCTCCCTGGTCTTGTGCCACGCTGAGCGCATCGCCAGGACACCGGAGAGGGTGTAGGCCTGCACATTGCCGCCGAAGTCCTCGAGGTAGTGCGACCACCCCATCTGCGAGGTGCGCTCGACCCCTTTGTAGGAGGCGAAGGCGAGGATCGTGTCCTCGAACATCGGCTTGAGCATCGTCCACGCAGGTTCCGCCAGGTTCGGGACGAGGAAGTAGTTTGCGACGGTCTGTCCGATGAGCTGGACCGCCGCCTCCATTCCCTCGTTGATGCCAGGCATGGACGTACCTCCGACGACGACCTGTCCGATGGTCGCCGGCGTCCAGGTCACCGTCGTCTCCTCCGTGGTGGAGGTCGAGCTGCCGCCGGTGGTCCCGTCATCGCGGTACACGACCCAGGGCTGCTCAGGTGAGACGCCGAGGAACCCGGACACCGCGTACGACGGGGCGTTGAGCACCGTGCCTGTGTCCGCTCGGACGTCATCGACGAGGTCGTCGGCGACCTCCAGCAGAGTGCGGGACAGGCCACCGAGGACTGTGCCGCCGACCGCGGTCTGCCCGAACCATCCGGACTTGTCGACGATGTCGATGACCAACTGCCCGGCCTTCCACAGGTTCGCCCCAGCCCAGGGCTGGGGGTCCCCGGGGAGCCAGCGGCGGCACTCGACCATCAGACCGCCATCAGCGAGCGTGTCGGCAGCCATCTCGTGGAAGGTGTCGAAGCGGGACTGGAGGATCGTCCACTCGGAATCGTCGAGGAGCAGGGCACCGGGCTTCACGACGATCGGCCAGCGCTTGTAGTCCAGCGACTGCGTCCAGGAGTTGAAGTCCAGCGGGTCATCAGGCAGTGCCCACAGGTTGCCCTGCATACGCAGGAGGTTGACCATCAGCGTGAGCTTCAGCGTCCACACCGCCGGGCCCGCCAGTCCCCACACCCGGGGGAACTGAAGTGCCGCCGGGGTGAACGGATTCGGCCAGACGAGAATGTGCTTGAGCTCCTCGTAGTCAGAGAGGAACTCGATGGTGGTCGTCTGCTCACCGTCGGCGTTGCGAGTCGTGGCGACCGAGGATGCCCGGCCGGACCAGCGGGCCCCGTCCTTGTCGACGGTGATGTGCAGATTCTTCGTCGACCGGCCGCGGAAGTCCATCGCCCAGATCGCCAGGTGGTGGTCCGCCGGCAGCACCAGGTTGCCCTGGCCGGTGTCGTTGAGCACCCAGTCAAAGGACGCCTCGAACTCGCCACGGACCACACCGCGGAGGTTCCAGTCGCCGTCCCACATCCGCACCAGTGGTGGTTCACGGCGGATCCGCTCGCGGGTCTCAGCACGCGCGTCCACTTCTGCGCGGATGTTCCGCAGTCTCGCAAGGTCAATTGCCGGCACGGTCACTCACCTCCCCACGGTCGGAGCCACTTCGTCTCCACACTGATCTGTGCGGTCGCACCCGCCAGTGCCCCGACAGTTCCCCAGGCGTCGGTGATGGCCTGGGCGATGTAGGGGGCGACGAGGTTGTCGAGGACGTTGAAGGACAGCCAGTCGATGATCGGGCCGGTCGCCGCCTGTAGTGCGGTTCGGATCTCGGCGGCGAGCTGCTCCGGGGTCCGGGTCATGAACCAGTTCGCGCCCTCGGCGGCAGCACGGGCTTCGATGCGGGTGGTGACCCACTCGCGCAGTGAGTTCGGCAGTGCCCACTCCAGTTCAGGCAGTGGGTCGATGCGGACCGGCAGAGTCGTCGGCCTGGTCCTCGGAGGGACCGGCTTGCGGAAGAACGCGCCGTTGAGCTGAGCCCACAGGCCGTCACCCCAGTCCCCGCCGTTGTCGGACGACCAGATCGTCTGGTTCAGCGGGTCCGTGTCCACGACGACGTCGCGGCCGAGCGGCTGGTGCGGCAGCCAGGTGAGGTCATCGAGCTCACCGGCGGCAATGTCCGGGTTCGGCAGCGCCCACTTCGCCGGGGAGGTGAGTGTCCAGCGCGGCCACGCCTCCACATCGCCGGGGTTGGTGATGGTGACCGTCGGGCGGAAGTGGACACCGTCGAACACGACCTCGTCGGTGATCGTGTGGCCACGCCACCACGGATCCAAAGCCAGCAGGGTGATCTCCCACTCCGCGGCGGCCTGCGAGTGCGGGTCCACATCAGAGTTGAGCTTCGGGGCCTCGGCGAGGCGGACCTTGATCCACCGCTGCCCGGACTCCGGGGTCTCCACCCGCAGGACCGCGTCCCGGTCGTAGGCCAGGGCGCGGCGCAACTGCCCGTCGGTGACCGCCCACTGCTGCGGGTCATCATCGAAGGTCAGGAGATTCAGGACGATGTTGCGTTCCTCGACCCGGTGGCCGAGGTACGTGGTGCCGGCGACACCGGCGCGGGGCTTCGTCGAGACAGTGACCGGTGCCTCGAAGAGGTCGCCGACCGAGCCGGTGAGCATGCGGGCCGGTGAGTCCGCGGCACCGGGGCCGTGTAGAACCCACATGGAGTCGTCTACGCCCTCGAGCATGATCTTCGCCAGAGTCACACTGGCCTCCTTTCAGAAGGTGGTGCCGGTCAGACGCCGGCGGTGGCGCGGGACTGCTTGGCCTGCAGTCGCCGGTACTCGGCGAACGCCCTGGACGGGTTGTCGACGGAAATGTTGATCGTCGTCTGCGAGGCCTGGACACTGCCGGCGCTGGTGCGGTCGGCATGCTCATCGAGGATCCAGTCGACGACAGCGCCCGGCCCGGACGAGTTCAGAAGCTCCGCCATCTGCGGGGACTGCCCGACGCTGCGGGAGTTGATGACCGCCTCGCCACGGGACAGGTTCGCCAGGACGTCGTCGCGGCGAAGGCCACGACCGCCAGTGACGATCCCACCGTCGCGGAAGCCGGGTAGCTTGCCCTTCCACTTCGCGAGCTTGCGCTCGGCCGTGGCCATCTGCGTGTTGTAGCGTCCCGGGTAAGCGGAGACCTGGACGCCCTGGGCGACTGCCCCGGGGTCCATGGACTTCCAGTTCGGGAACTTCTTCACCATCTGGTTGAAGAACATCGAGGCAGAGCCTCGTGCGTTCATCCGATCGGCGATAGCCCCCCATGCGCCGTTGTTGCGCTGCTGGAAGACACCGGAGGAGTCATAGTCCGAGCCGACGGCGTCGTGCTTGTACTTCAGCGACGCGGTGTCGACCGAGGAGGCCCACATCTTCACCGGGTTGCCGGCCTCCACCAGCGCGGTGGCGACACCGATCTTCGCGCCTTGGAACCCCAGACCACGTTCAGCAGCGGCCTTTGCGATCTCACCGATGTAGAAGGACTCGCCGAGCTTGTACTCGCCACGGGACACCGTGCCCGGCGCGACCCGCTTCACGGTCGCGGTGGAGGCGGGCTTCGTGGCGGCGGCGATGTCCTTGTTGACCGCGGTCTCGCCTTCTCCCTTCTCGTCGACGGCGTAGAGCTTGTCGGCCTGGTCCTTGGCCTGCATGATCGGCGGGAGGGAGTCCTCGAAGCCGAAGACGGACAGCAGGTCCTTGGTCATGCCCTTGGTCCAGTCGGAGGCGAACTTGCTGGTGATGTCGGACCAGGATTTCGGGGAGTCGTCGGTGGTGGCGGTGAGTGCTGCGGTGTTCGCGGCGTTGACCTCGACGACGTTGGGGTCGGATCCGGAGCGGGAGCCGGAGCCTCCGCCGGTGGACGTCGCTGTAGAGGTTGTGGTCGAGGCGTCCGCCTTGGGGCGCATCCAGGCCCAGTTCGTGGCACCGGAGAGGTTGTATCCTGCTGCGCCACCGCCGAGTTGGCCGTTGCCGCGGCCGCCGCCCATTTCGGCGTTGATGCCGTTCGGAAGGGTTGAGGCGGTGTGCCCGCCCCACGGTCCGCCGTTGTACCAAGCGGTGCGGAACGTGCCCGCCGGCCCCTTGCCCATGGTGAATCCCCAGGATCGCAGGATGGACTCCTGTGACCCGGTGGCGAAGTTGCGCTGGCGAGGGTTGTGTCCGGTGAGGAATGCGGCCAGGGACCCGGCGGTGTAGGAGCAGTCGCCCCACTGGCCGGACGGTGGGTAGTTGTTGTACGGCGCGCCCTCGAGTGGGCGGTCCATGCGCTGTCCTGCGACGGTCTTGCCTCGGGCGAAGTCGAGCATCTCCTTGCCGGTGCGGATACCTCCCTTGGCGAAGCGCTGCGTGACCTTCTGCGGCCCGTCGCCGCCGGGGATGGTCGAGGTGATGGGCTGTCCGTCGGTGCCGAGGACGGTGTATCCCATGATCTCCGCGGTTTTCGCGAGGATCGCCGAGGACCGCCGGCGCTTGGAGCGGGCGAGCGGAATGTAGGCTTCGCCGCCGGTCTCCGGCTCCGCCCAGATTCGGACAGGGCCAGCGCCAGCGGCGATCTGTGCGACGTGCTTCTCGCGGCGTCCGCGGACTGAACCACCGGCATTGTGCTCGACGCCTCCTCGTGCGTAGGCGACTGAGCCGTCGGCGGAGATCCATCCCTCGACGATGCCGCCGATGTTGAAGGGGAGATGGTCGCTGATGAAGCTGCCGACGGATCCGATGAGGGAGCCGATTCCGTCGAGGAGGCCCTGGACGACATCGCGGCCGGCGTTGTAGAGCCACTGGCCCGCGTTGGCGAAGGCGTCCTTTACCTTGCCGGGGATTTCCTGGACCTTGTTGATGAACTCCGTGGCCTTCTGCTTGGCGGTGGAGACCCACTCGCCGAGCTTCTGCCCGATCGCGGATACTGCGCTGGAGATTCCGGACTTGATCGAGTTCCAGACGTTGCTGATCGTGTTCTTGATGCCGTTCCAGACCGAGGACACCAGTCCGGTGAACGCGGCCCACTGGCCGGACACCCACCCGGATATCGCGGACCAGACGCTCGTGATGATGTTTCTGATCCAGTTCCACACCGCGGTGAAGATCGAGACGATCCCGTTCCACACTGCAGAGACCACACCGGTGAACACAGCCCAGGCTGCGGAGAAGAACGCGGCGATGGAGTTCCAGACGGTCGTGACGACCAGGACGATCGTGTTCCACACGGTCTGGAAGATCAGGACGATCGTGTTCCACACGGTCTGCACCAGCAAGGTGAAGATCGCCCACGCGGTGGTGAAGAAGGTGGAGATCATCGTCCAGGCCGTCGTGAAGACGAGCTTGATTCCCTCCCACAGCAGGGAGTAGAACGTCTTGATCCCGTTCCAGACGGTCTCGACGTTCGTCTTGAAGTTCTCCCACGCGGTGGTGAAGTAGTCCTTGATGGCAGTCCACGCGACGGTGAAGACATTCTTGATGCCGTCCCACAGGCCCGAGAAAAAGTCCTTGATGCCGTTCCACACGTTCTCGGCGGTGGTCTTGATCCCGTCCCACAGGCCAGTGAAGAAGTCGGCGACGCTGGTCCAGACGGACACAGCAGTGTCCTTAATCCACTGCCACGCCGTGCCGAGGAAGTCCATGAACGACTTCCAGATCTTCTTACCCAGCTCCGTCTTCGTGAAGAACCAGACCAGTGCCGCGACGACAGCGACGATGGCCGCGATGATCGCGACGATGGGGTTGGCCATGATCACGGCACCGAACGCCTTGAACGCCTTCGACGCCATGCCGACAGCCTTCACCAGGCCGGACTTGAACACTCCGGCGACCTTCGACACTGCGCCACTGATCTTCCCGAAGGACTGCTTCACGTTGCCGAGGGCAACGAGCTTCTTACCGACCCCGGCTGCGGTCGTGCCGAGCTTCGCGATGACAGGGTTCGCAGACTTCGCGCCCTCCATCATCTTCACCAGAGCGCCGCCGATGCCGCCGCCCTTACCCGCTCCGATGACGCCGGACAGGAACTTGAACGCCCCAGACGCGGTCTTCGCCCCACCACCGATCTTCGTGAACATCCCGGAGACGAATCCGAGGGTCTTGAAGCCGGTGAATGCGCCGACGACGGCGGTGACGAGGGCAGGGTTGTCCTTCATCACGTCGCCGAGGGTTTCCAGGGCCGGGGTGATGACGTCGGCAATGATCGGGGCCAGGGCCGCGAGGACGCCGGTGAGGGCCGCGAAGCCCGCCTGCATTCCCGCCTGGCCCAGTGCCCCGGCGATATCGCCGAAGGCCGGGGCGAGTCGCTGCGCGGCCTCCCACAGCTTGCCGAAGGACTCCCCCAGGTTGCCGAACATGGTCGAGGAGTCACCGGTGCCGGCGAAGCCGTCCTTGAACTCCTGGATCTTGCCCTTCACCTGGTCGATGGTGTCCATGACCTGCTGGGCCTGCGCCGGATCCCCGAACGCCTTCGCCCACAGGTCATTGTCCTGCGTCCCGGTGGAGAAGTAGTCGATGCTGGCCTGCAGCTTCGCGTTGACGTCGTCGATGACGCCGGTCATCTTCCCCATGATCTCGGGGGCCTTGGCGAACGCTCCCTTGAGCAGGGTCTCGCCGACGCGACCGAGAGCGGCGTCGACGTTCTTCATCGCACCGGAGAACGTCTGGCCGGACTTCAGTGCCTGCCCGCCGATCGCCTCGTCCATGGCGTCCTGAAAGGTCTTGAAGTCGATCTCGCCCTTCGACGCCATGTCGGCGACCTCTTCGGCAGTCTTGCCGAGGTGCTTGGCCAGCGCAGAGGTCGCGGGAATGCCGTTGTCGCGCATCTGCGCCAGCGTCTCGCCGGTGACCTTGCCCTGCTCAGCAGCCTCCGTGAAGATCGGGCTGAGCTCACCGAAGTCCTTTCCGGTGAATGCTGCGGCGTCTCCGACCTCCTTGAGGACGCGCTGCAGGTCATCCCCCGGCTTGATTCCCGCCGCCAGGGCGAGAGCCGCGGTGTTCGCCGCATCCGAGGTGGCGAACGCGGTGCCCTTCACCGAGGCCGTGACGTCCGCCATCGCGGCGTCGACCTGCTGGGCGGACCCGGTGATGGTCTGCAGCTTCGCGCGGGCCTGGTCGATGGCGTCCAGGCGGTTGAACCCGGCGGTGAGAGTCTTGGCCAGGACAGCGCCGGCGGCGACACCGGCGCCGACGACACCTGCCTTGAGCGTCTTGCCGATGCCGGCGGACAGCTTCGATCCCATCGACTGGCCGGACGTGCTGGCGGTCTTCTCCGCCGCGCCGAACGCCTGCTTGATGCCCGGCGCGATCTTGCTGGTCTCAGGGACGATGGAGACGTAGGCGACTGCGAGTTCGTTGGCCACGGCGGGCTCCTCTCGGGTGGTGGTGCGGAAGCCACCCCGGTCGTCACATGCCGAGGAGGGCTGCGACGTTGGCGGCGGAGGTGGCGGACTTCTTCCCGCCGATGGTCTTCTTCTCGTGCTCGGTGACCCCGGGTCGTGGGATGGGCTTGGGCCGGTTGCGGTTCTTCTGCCCGTCCTTTGACTTCGACCAGACCTGCCAGGTGAGCATGTCGACCATGGATGCCATGAGTTGACGGTCGGGGTTCCAGAGGCGGTCCTCGTCGCCGACCTGGGATGCGTACACCGCTGAGTTTTCGTCAGCCTGGTCGACCATCACCCAGATGTCCCGCCAGTTCAGGCGGTCCGTGCCGTCGGCCAGCCACCGCAGGCGGAGACCGACCCGGATCAGGTCAGCCTCCAGGGCTAGGCGGTGGGCGGTGTCTGCTCGGAGCCATCGGTGGAGGCCGAGGATTCCCCCAGGGAGGCGACCCCCACAGTCTGGTCGCCGTTGACCCAGGCTTCGGTGAACTCCTGGAACTCGCGGAGTGGGAGGGCTCGGATCTGGTCGTGGGAGGTGGTGTCGCCGCGGTCGACGGTTGCGGCCTTGATCATGGCCGTGGTCATCTCCTGCTCGGACCTTCCGGAGTTGTCCTCCAGGAAGCCGTAGGTGATGCAGTCCTCCTGCCAGGGGACGGTGATGTCGGCGCCGGTGGCGTCGGAGTGGAAGTGGAACTTCTCGAGCATGACGGGGTCCTGTCTGCGGCGGTCGCCGCGGTGATGGTGGAAGTAGGGACGGGGTCAGGGGTGAAGCAGAGGGGGCCCGAGGTGACCCCGTCGAGAGTCCTCGGGCCCGGGTGCGGCTACGCCTCGGGCGCGGCCGGGGTTTCGAGTGCGGCGACTCGGGCGGCGAGTGCGTCGAAGTCGGCCTTCGTCGGCACGTCGGTGGTCTTCGCGAGACCGGACACGTCGGGGATGTCGGCCTTCGCTGCCAGGCCGGAGACGTCCGGGATCGCGGTCGTGTCCGCCTTCTTCGCGAGACCATCGTCCACGTACTTCTTCGACGTGGCGTGCATGTCAGCGGAAGGCACCAGGGCCACAGCAACGTTGCCGGACGAGGACCTGGCCGCGACACTGTTCGCGTCAGCACCGGACGACACGTAGTTGTAGGTAGCGAACTCACCGTTAATACCGGTGCCGTAGATCTTGTTCTTCTGCGTGGTCGGCAGTGCAGTGAGTTTCCCCGCGAGACCGGAAGTGAGCGCCGTGGCGTCCGCCTTGTTCTCCCGGAGGTCCGCGACACCCTGCGTCGCGGCCTTGACTTCCTCGAGTGCCTGCTGGATGCCTGCCTCGATGTTGTTGAGGTTGTCCGCCTCCAGGTCGGGGGCGGAGTCGTTGACCCACGTGTTGGGGCTGTATTCGGCCACAGGAATCACCTCTCCTTCTGTTTCGGTGGCCCATCCCCGAGCCGCGAGCTCGGAGATGATGAACGGCGCGAGCACCTGCTCGCGGGTTTGGGTCGAGTAGTGCAGTCCGTCCGAGGTCAGGCTGCGGGGCACGGTGTCCCCGTCGATAGCCGTCTGATCGTCAGCGGTCGGTGTCAGCCCGAGGGTCTGCATGCCGTGGGCGATCATGTGACCCCGGATGTCGATTGTGTTGTCCGGGAATGCGGCGGCGAGCGCGGCATGCTGATCGACCGCCGTCGTGTGGCCAGCTGTGCCGGTGACCTCCGACGGGCCCGAGGTGCGGGCCGCGACGAGGAACCGCGGCTGGTCAACAGTCGCCTTCAGTCGATCGACCATGGCCTGGACCGCGGACACGACGCCGGTGACCCGGGTTGCCCCGGCGAACGCCGAGTCGTTGCCGCCGACCCAGATGATCTGGGTGCATTCGGCGTACTCCGGGTGATCGACGACGTCCTGGGAAACGAACTCGGTACCGGCCGCAACCGTCACCGGTCCGGCAGGGGCAGTATCCGGGACGAAGTGCCCGCAGAACGTGCCATTGCTCCGGGACGAGACCGGCATGCCCTCCGGCGTGTCCGCCTGCGTGAGGATGGTGAGTGTCCCTCGCTCCCCGGACAGCTCCATCGGCATTGTCGATGAGGAGGACCGGATGTTGCAGGGCGTCCTGTCCGCCTGCAGGCCGACGATCACCGGTTCAGCACTGGTGATTTCCACCGCGGTGGTTGTCGAGAGGACGATGCCTCCCTGCCTCACCGCGACGGTGCCGGCCTCCTGACCGGAGAGGCCGCGGTTCACCGTCTCCTTGATCGTGGAGGACAGCAGCGGGAGTCGATGGCCCCAGCTGAACCCCTCGGTCTGGGAGTCGCCGTAGGCGACGATGATGTCGCTACGAGATTCCGTCATCAGTGAACCTCCCTACTACTTCTTGGTCGGGTGGAGCCCCACGGTCGGGTGGAGGCCCGCTCGGGGCCTCAGCCCGGTCACGGGGCCGGGGTTTCCCCCGAGTCATCACCGTCATCTCCACCGCCGGTGCCGCCAGCAGCGGCGACCGGGGTGATGTGGGTGTAGACGTTGTTGCCGGCAGCGTCGATGAAGGTCTCCATGGTGACCTCGTACTGGACGATGTCGGAGTGGACCCAGGTGATATCGGAGATCTCGGAGATCTGGCCGTCCGGGATGACCTTGCGGACCTTCTTGCCGTCATCGTCGAGGATCTCCATGACCCAGGTGCGGTGCGGCAGGGTCTTGGAGTTCTGGATGACGGTGATCGAGCCGTCCGCGGCGACGGTGACGTTGTCCGGGCCGTAGACCAGCTTGAGGACCTCGGCGTTCGCTGCCTCGGCGAGGACGAAGCTGAAGGTCTGGTTGTACTCGTTCTGGAGGACGCGGATCGTGTCACCGCCCCAGGCCTTCTTCTTCTCGGTGTCGCGCTCGGCGGTCTCGGTGACGCCGTCCTCACCGATGAAGCCGACGGAGACCAGGCCAGCAGTGGCCAGGTCAGTGTCGGCGGTCGGGAGGGCGTCGGCGGTGAGCAGGCCCGTCGGGTAGACCCAGAGGCCTCCGACGGAGTCCGGGATACCGGCGAGGACGTTGGCGGTAGTGCCACGTGCCATGATGATTCCCCTTTCGTGGGATCGGAATGTGTGGTCAGTTCACGTGCGCGGCGAGGCGGAGCTCGCCGGTGAACTGGTAGCGGACCCGGTCGTTGCGATCCGGGTCCGGGTAGTAGGCGGGGCCGCCCATCTCCACCCACCAGCGCACGAGGACACCGGCTGCGCGGTGTCCGCGGCCGGCTACGAGAGCCGCTCGGGCCTGGTTGGCAAGATCGGCGGCGTCCGCCGGATCGGTGGCGTAGCAGGAGATGACCATGGTCGCCGCGTCGGTGACGCGGTTTCGCATGACACCGCCGGCGCGGGCCACCCGGATGTACCGCTCCGGTGGGGTGCGGGGCGGTGTCTGGTAGACGGGGATGCTGAGGGCGTCGGAGAGGAGCGCCTTGGCGACGAGCTCGGCGTTCGGCAGGGCCGGGGTCGGGCCCGGCACCGGATCAGGTGCGGTCACTGGGCTCAACCCCTGCCTGCGTCGAGAGCGCGCTGCAAGGTGTTGTTCTTCGCCTGGTCCTTCATCGCCCGGTGAGTGGCGGTGACAACATTGCCGCGGTAGCGGTTAGTGCCCGGGCTGGAACCCATCTCGAACCCCTCCCCCGCAGCCTCCTTGATCGCCCTGGTTCGCCGCTCAATATCGGCAGCGACTCCCTGGTCAAGACGGAGTTCCCTGAACGCCTTCTGGTTCCAGACGAGCTTAGTTCTGCCCATCGACCCTCCTCAGGTGGATCTCGGAGACTCCAGGACTCCACCAGGGGCCGTTGTCCCAGTTCGCCGGTGACCCGGCGACCTCGAACATGCCGAGGCCGGGGACGATGAACTGGTCCTGGGCGTCAACCTGCAGTGAGGCCGGGGCGTAGAGGGACACATCCCAGGAGACCTGGTTGATATGCCCGTCCTCGCCCCGCTCCACCCCGCCGGTGACCGCCCAGCCGACGACGAGAACCTCCACTGGCTCGAGGTGGCCCACAGTCGGGTCCCCCATGTCGTTGACGGTCTCGACATACCGGCTCAACTGAACCTTGTACCGGGCGGGGAAGACGCTCACCAGGAACCCCCGACGTCAGCACCACAGGTGCAGCGGACGGACTGTCCGTCGACGAGTGAGGACATCCGCACGGAGCATTCCGGACGGTGCTCGACCGACCGCGGGATGAACGCGGTGTCGATCGAGAAGGCGCCGCCGGCGTTGGCCTTGCAGAGCTTCTGCAATTCGGTGATCTCCGAGGGATAGAACAGGGAGCGCCGAGCTGTCGGGCTGAACGTGTTGTTCAACGAGAACGGCCCGGCGGTGACCTGCTCCTGGGTGACTGACCCTCCCCCTGACTCCGCCCAGCGCAGCACTGCTGCCCTGATGATCGCCTCTGCGGCACCGACGAACTGGAAGCCGTCGTCGGTGATGCAGGGCGCAACCCTGGCCGCCAGGGCCAGCCCGTCGCGGATCAGGATCTCTGCCTTCGCCTCGTCGATGTCCGGGTCGAATACGCGGAGGTCATCGACCGTGATGGTCACAGCGGTCATGCTCGACCTCCTACTTCTTGGCCTTGCGCGGGTGCAGCCCCTTCGCCGGGTGGAGGCCCGCTCGGGGCCTCAGCCCGGTCACGGGGCCGGGGTTTCCCCCGCGTCATCGTCCGCCTCGGTGTAGGTGACGAAGGCGTCCTTGTCGAGGATCGCCCAGCCGAAGATGACCTCGGTGAGGAAGGCGACGGCGTTGCGGCGCTGGAGGTCACCGTTGCCGAACGGGTCGCCGTACTCGATGCGCTTGAGGCTGATGTCCAGGGCGTGGCCGAAGCGCAGCGCGTCCCAGTCACCGCCGATCGCGCGGATGCCGGTGTCGGCGGAGCCGTCCATCTGTCCGGAGATCGCTCGGGACGCGGCGACCGGCTGGCCGGCGTAAGAGGTGATGCCGCCGCCCATCGGGATCTCCGGGTTAAGGCGGCGCCCCTCCTTGTCGCGGGCGTTGGCCAGCAACGCGACGAAGCGGGGGTCCATGCCGAAGCCGGTGAAGTTGTGCGGGGTCGCACCACCGACGACGGAGTTGTAGCCTTCCCACAGCGCGGAGTCCGCCAGTGCGGGGTCCGGGCGGCCGTTGGAACCGGCGACGAGCTCGACGGAGTTAGCGGTCTGGGTGATCCACTCGGTCACGCCGGTGAGGGCTGCGCCATTGACCGCCTGGCGTCCGTGGAGTACCGCCAGGTCGATCTGGCGGGACAGCGCCTGGGACATCTCATCGCTCATGAGGTCGAGGATGTTCGCCGGGTTGGTCTCGATGGTCTCCATGGAGAACTCGAGGCCGACGACGGCCTTGATCGGCTTGATGGACTTCGCGCCGACCTCCAGCTCGGAGTCCGGCTTGTTGCCAAGCTCGCCGACGATGGAGGCGGACGGGCGCTTGGTGAGCACCGGGATGATGTTCTCGCCGATGATCATCGGGTGGGCCTTCGCCAGCGACGGGACGACCGAGGTGGCGAGGGCGGACTTCCAGATTTCGTCGGAGACGGACCGGGGCAGGAGGGCGGAACCGCCGCTGCCTCCGGTGAGAGTCTCCTGGGTATAGGTGGCCATGTCTGGCTCCTTTCAGGGTTGATGGTTGTTGAGGGTCGGGCTGGATCCAGTGTCAGAGTCCGAGGATCTGGCGGGCCATGGAGTCTCGGTCGTCCCCGCCGGAACTGCGTCCGACAGACGGGACGTACGGGGCGCCCTTGGACTTGCTCTGCTCCTTGGCGGTGCCGGCGAACTCGAGCAGAGCGTCGGCCGCAGCCGTGAGCTCCTCCTCGGTCGTGCCGGACAGCAGGGACTCGGGGACGCCCTTGGCGGACGCCACACGGGAGCGCAGAGCTGACTGCTTGGCCTCGGTCGCTTCCGCCTCCAGGGCGGCGAGCTTCTCCTGTGCCTTCTCCAGCTCGGTCTTGTTGGCCTCCTCGACCTGCCGTGCCTTCTCCGCCAGCGGACGCAGCTCATTGCGCTCCGTGCGGTAGCGGGCGGCCTCCTTGCGCGCTTTGGTCAGTGCTGCGCGAAGGTCATCAGGCGACAGGTCACCGTCGTCCGCCTCGCCCTGGTCCTCAGTGCCGGGCTTGGCGCCGGCGCTGGGGGCCGGGGTGGTGGCCTTGTCGGTGGAGTCGGACCCGGTGTCGGGCCCTGTGGTCGGTGCCGGCTCCTGGCCGGTGGCACCAGTGATGGTGGACATGAGTTCTCCTCCAGGGGAACAACGGGGTGGATACAACAAGACCCCGACACCTCCAGGGCGCGGGGTTGGTGGAGCGGGCGAGGACTCGAACCTCACACAGGCGTTCTCCCCGAGCCTGTGCGCCGGGACGCTATCCCGGCCCGGCGACCTGCGCCGGATGCCCCTCCGTGAATGACGACACCCGGCGCGCCGTGGGCGGCGGGCCGGGTGTGAGATGTTGGTGTTGATCAGGCTGCGGGCCAGAGGTCCTGGGCCTGCTGTCCTGGGGATCTGTCCTTCGACGTGTAGGGGAAGTCGGGCCACTCGTCGGGCCCGTCCCAGTCGAGACGGATGTGCCAGTCGGTCGCCTCACAGAGGTTGTCGAACAGGTCCTGGAACTGGGCGGTGACAGTGTCTTCGAGGGTGTTGATCTCGATACTCAGTACGGCATCCTCGTCCTCGTCGTAGACGGCCGCCGGACTGCCGGCGATGAGGTACCAGCCCTGGTCGGCGGTCGGGACGAGGCGGTCCAGCATGGCTCGTGCTTCTGCTGCGGTCCGCGGTCCTTCGATGATCTCGATACTCGGTGTGACTGACATTGTTCACCTCTCCCAGATGTATGGCTGCTGGTCAGTGATCACCAGTATACGGTCCAGCCGGTCGCCTTCGTTTCTGACTGTCCGGCGGATGGCGCTGTCGATCTCTGCTGCTGACGCCGGGTCTCCGCGGACGTCGAAGACGAGCTGTCGGGACTGCTTCGCGCCCTTTCGTGACTGGTCGTTCATCCGCTGGACCCCGACCGTCTTGATGTCGGTGGGGTGTTGTCCGTCGATCACGATGTCGGGGGTCTTGATCGGCTCTCCGATTTCACTGCCGAGGCCGACCCGTCGGATGTCGCGGGCGCCGGCTGCGTAGAGCCAGTCGATGGCTTTCTGCTCCTGGTCCCAGACTTTCTGGTCCTTGGCGTTGCGGGGAGTGTCCGGCAGGGTTGACGGTGTTCCGTAGAGCCTTTTCTGCTCGATCTCGTCCACGGAGAGCACGCTGCCGAGTGGGCCGCGGTCCTTGCCCGGTGCCTGGTTGATGCGCCTGGCGTCGATGGGGATCCACGGTGGGGTCGTTCCGTCACGCTGCCGGTGCAGTGCCTCCCCGAAGATTTCGATCGTCGGGGTGTCCCCGTAGTCGTCAGCGGTGTCCTTCCAGAGTTGCTGCAGCTCCTGGTTGATCTTCGGGAGGTCGTGATCTCCTTCGCACTCGATTCCGAGGCATCTGCAGTTGTCGTGGTACTTCCCCATGCCGGAGTCCTTGAGCACTGTCTTCTTGCTGTAGACAGCTCCTCTGGAACCGAGCATGAGGCAGAACGAGCAGGCAGCCGGTTCGGGCACTCTCGCGTAGCGGGTGCCGGCCTTCGCCACGGCGTTTTCGACGGTGTTGCGTGCGGGGCTTACGACGAGCCGGTTGGTGATTCCCGCCAGCTTGTTCAGCGCCGCAACCCGGTCCGCGATGATCGTCCCGTCCTCGGCAGCCGCGGTCTTCGTGGTGTTCATCGCCCAGCGGTAGGAGGACCGTGCCTGCTCGAAGGCGACCGGGTCCGCCGTCTCCGGGTACTCCAGGCCCCTCAGCGAGTCCGAGAGGCTGCGCTGAAGGAACAGGTAGTCGGCCGCTGAGTACGCCGCCTGCTCACCGTAGGTGCGGACGATTTCGGCGAAGGGCTCCTCCATGAGCTTCAACTGGTCTGCCCAGGCGAGGTGCTCGGTCTGCTTCCACCAGGACAGCAGATCACGCTGTGCGAGCAGTCGCAGGCCGTCGAGAGCTTCCGTATACTGCTTTTCCGCCACGAGATCTCGCACTGAGCATCACCTCCCTTACTCGGCACTGTCGCTGGATCCGGACTGTCGGTTCATCCGGGCGAGCTCCACTGCCTGTGAAGTGACGCCCTGGCCGGTCGCGGACAGCTCACTCATGCGCTGCTGTGCGAGCTCTGCCTTGAGCTGACGCTGTGTCTCCGGGGGCAGGCCGAGCTGGTCCCAGACCCACGCGGAGTTCTTCGGGACCATCTCGTTCTGAACGAGCTTGCTCAGCCCGTCGACCGTCGCGGCGAAGGTCGGGGTGGAGGCTTCCGCCCACTGCACGGCCGGGCGGTCGACGGCGTCTGCGGACTCCCCCGTCGCCGAGGCGAGCGCCAGGCGCCCGATCTCGGACCAGGAGTGGCCGAACTGTACCTGTCGCCTCTCGGCACGCTTGACGAGGCGAGCCTCCATCTGGCGGATGGCGTCCGCCGAGGATGGATTCTCCGTGGTAAAGCCAAGGTAGGACGCAGGGATCGCGGCCTCTGCGGCGAGGAGCTGAGCGAGCCCCCGGACCTGGTCGAGGTACGGCCCGGGGCTCATGGGATCGAACTGGCCGAGCTTCGGCTGCTCGCCCTCCTCCGGGGTCGGCACGGACCAGAGACGGCCCGTGACGATCTGCCAGGAGGACGTCCGCTTTCCGTCCGCACCGACGAACTGCTCGTCGTCAGCGCCGATGAGGTAGCGCTGAGGCGCGGAGAAGAACTCGCGGTTGACGTCCATCGACGTCAGGGACCTCACCGCGGAGTCCGTGTACCGCCTCACAGCCTTTGATATCTCCGAGCGCCCGGCGCGGTCACCGGCGCGAGGGCGGTTGATGAAGGCGACCATGGGGACTCGGCCGAGTCCGTGGGGGGTGCGGTCGATGACGTTCCAGGGGTCGTTGGCTTTCTCTCGGTGGGCGGTGACGATCTCTGCGGGGGTCCACAGGGTGATGTCGGTGACGTCGCCGTCGTCGTTGGTTTCGCGGGACAGGGCGGCGTCCAGGCGCTTGGTGCGGGGGTTGAAGACCCCGGTGGTGGACTTCGCGTCGTGTCCGCGGATGAGCACCTCGGGTTCGCCGGGTCCGCCGGCGGTGACGGAGGCGAAGGACATGCCGTAGATCAGGGCGTCGAGGTGGACTTGTGAGGCCTCGGTGTCGAGGGAGTTGGCGGTGAAGATGTCGGTGAGGGTCTCGTCGTCGCCGAAGCCGGTGATGTCGAGCCGTTCCTCGAGGACGTCGACGGCGGTGGCCGGCCAGCCGGTGACCATCTCGAGCTTCTCAGCGTTCTTCGGAAGGCCGATGCCGAGAAACCCTGGCCGGAAGCTTCCGTCGTAGTAGTCCTCGTGGGTCTTGTTCGCCTTGGCGTGGTCGCTGATCTTGGCGATCATGTGCTTGACGAGGGGCTTCTCATCGTCGGTGAGTTTGTCGAGGTTCACCAGACCACCACCTTTCCGGAGGACTTGCGGGGACGGGGGCGCTCGACGCCGGTGTAGGCGTGACCGAACAGGGCCAGGGTCACGGCGACGAGCGGGGTGATGTCGGAGTCGGTGTCCTTGCGGTTCCAGGCCCAGGCGTCGCCGAGGCGGCGCTTGCGAGCCACGGAGGCGGCGAGGTTCAGGCCCGGCTGGTCGAGGTGCCAGACGCGCTCGGCCATGACGGCGTCGTAGAACTCGGCGACGGCGGCGGCCATGTTGCCGGCGCCTGTGACCGAGACTTTGACCTTGCGGCGCTTGAGCGGGTCGATCAGTGATGCGGCGGGGCCCTTGCCGTCGATGAGGACGGCGCGGACGGGCTGGCGGGAACAGATCGAGGCGACGCGCTCCAGGAGCCAGTCCGGGGTGCCGCGGCGGGTCTCGATGACGTCGACGAAGGGGGTCCCGTCGACGGTGGCCCCGGCGGCGGCGATGGACGCGCAGTCGCGGGCCGGGTTGACGTCGATGGCCAGGGCCACTTCCCCGCCGTCGTCGACGAGGTTCGGGTTAGAGCATGCCTCCCACTGTGCCAGCGGGAGGACACGCTCGGACTCCTCGGTGGCCCACATGCCCAGTCGCTCGCGGGCGAAGGACTGGTCCGGGAACGTGGCTCGCTCGCCGGAGACCACGTCCAGGCTCATACGGCCGCCGAGGGCGGGGTTGGCGCGCTCCCAGTTCTCCTGGTCGTCGAGGTCCACTGAGCCGCCCTCTGGGCGGTCAGCGGACCACTCCAGCCATGACAGGCCGGGGTCCGCGGCGTCGTGGGCGGCGTCGTGCCACCGGGTGAACATCTCGCCGTCGTTGCCCGGCGCCGGCGGGGTGCCGAGCATGATCACCTGCGAGTCGCCGGACGGCGCCGAGGACATCGTCGGCAGCAGGGCTTCCATGGCCTCGACAGACAGTTCCTGGGCCTCGTCGAGGACGATCGTGTCGACGGTGAAGCCACGCCCGGAAGACTTCGAGCGGGCGATGAACTCCACGGACCCGCCATTGGTCAGCACGATGGACTCCTGGCCGTTGGTCTTGCGGATCGACTCGACCCGGTCGCGGAGCTCATCATTGCGCTCGAAGAACCGGCACAGGCGGACGAAGGCCTTGCGGCCGGTCTTGACCTCATGGGCGGTGTGGAGGACCTTGCGCCCCAGGACCACCGTCGCGAACAGCTCGTAGGCCTCCAGGGCACCGTTCTTGCCGTTCTGGCGGGGGATGGCCAGCCCGGCGCGCGGGGCGGCGAGGCGGTCATCTGTGCGGCGGGCGAGCCAGGCGTCGAGGATGCGCTCCTGGAAGGGGTCGAGGGTCAGTCCGTAGGCGGCGGAGAGGAATGTGGCGTCCTCTGCGTCCTGGGTGGAGGCGACGGTGGGCGGGTCGGCGCGGAAGCTAGGTTCCTGCCGTCCGGTTGCGGCGTGCAGCGAGCTCGTCAAGGGCCGATCCCTCCTTCTTCGTGGTGGTGGTAGCGGCGTCCAGGGCCGCGAGGCGGTCGTTGACGTCGATCAGCTTCGTGGAGATGAACGCGGGCAGTCGGAGGTCGCCGTCGATCGCTGCGGCGTCGATGTCGGCGGCGAGTCGGTCCCGCAGGGCGGTGAGCATCTCTCGGGTGTCGCCAGACCGGGCAGCGCGCAGCGCCGAGCGGACCGGCCGGTTCGATCCGGCGGCCATGGTGTCCCCTCCCCCGGCTCGATGCCCGGTCAGAAGTTCAGTGGGTGAAGCCCTCCGTTGCGGAAGACGTTGCCGGTGGTGCGGATGAACCGTCCGGCGGAGTAGACCTCCAGGCCGGGTCGGCGGATGCCCGGTGCGCGGTCGCGGAGGCCGAAGATGTGCAGGCCGGTTCCGGAGACGCTGATCTCGACGAAGGCGTCGGGGTTCAGTGCGAGGATGCGGGCCGTGTGCGCGTTGGGGCGCCCGTGGTCGTCGAGGCAGTGGTCGAGGTCGATGCAGCCGATGCCGGCGCCGCACATGAAGCCGTGTGGACGGTCTCGGACTGCGGTGAAGCTGGACCAGGTGCTCGGGTTCGTCGAGGACGCCGGGGCACCGTCGGTTCGAACTGGGCGCTTGCCGGCGGCGCAGGTCCACTGGGTCTTGCGGCGCATGGCCTCGGGGTAGGGGCCGGTGAGAGCACGGGATCGGGACAGGCGCTTGCGGCAGCGCTGGCCGCAGGTGCGCGGCGTTGGTCCGCGCCTGGGCTTGACCAGGTCGCAACCGCAGCTCTCGCATGTCTTCATGGGGTCGATTCTACCCCGCCGACCTGCGGCTTGTCACATGTTTATGCAGGTCAGAGTATGAATCGGCAGGTTCTGCGGGGGACTTCGAGCAGGGTCTGGGGCGAGAACGGGCGGGAGACGGGGCCTGGGGCCGGAATCCGGCGACCTGGTATTCTGACCAGCTGGGTTTCAGATCGGCGGGGGGATATTGGGCTCAATGCCGTGTCCTACCGCGCCTGGGGCCGAGGGGGGCAACCCCCACCCCCTGAGTTTTTCATCGTTCCGGAACTCGAGCATTGGTGATCGCTTATCCCCGCCGCGCCGGCCGGTCACCACCGCCGGGAGTGCTTGGTCTCTGGGAGGCCGACCCGCTTGCCCTTGCGCTGGTTGCAGAGCAGGTGCATCGGCTGGAGCTTCCCGTGGTTCGAACCGCCGCGACCGACCGGGTTGATGTGGTCGGCGGTCGCCGACATCGGATGCGGGAACGGCAGCGACTTGTCGATCGGTTCACCGCACCCGGCACAGACGATGCCCTTGCCCTCCAGCACCCTCGCACGAAGTGCCCGATACCTGCGATCCGAGGTCCTGGCCATCGACACCTCCATGAGGTCATGCTCGTGCAACGAAGAACGGTGGTCGACGACATCGAGGGTGACGACCCCGACCACCTGACTGCTCCACACGAACGGCGACGCTTCGCCATCCTCACAATGACGAGAACCCCGAACCCGGTATCGGGTCCGAGGTTCAATGCTCGCCTGAGGCGAAGCCTACCACACGAGGTGGGACACGCAGGTCAGACGACCTCACCCCGAACCACATGCCGCGACTCAGCCACCCGCTGCTCCATCCCACGGGCATGAGCCACCACGTCCTCCAGGCTGTAGCTCGTCCGCTCCCCGATCTCGATGGACCGGACGTGCCCGGCCTGCGCCCACAGCCTGACGGTCTTCCGGGACACCGGCCACCCGAGGATCGCGGCACCCTGCGACACCTCGCTCGGCCCGCCCCACTGGCCCCGGCCCGGGGGCGGCGGGTCCACCGGGGCCGGGGTGCTCTGCTGCCCGGGAGCCTGGTCCTCAGCACCCCGGGGGCCTACCTCGGAGGGGGCGGGGTCTTTCGCCGACAGGGGCGGGTCCACCAAATCAGCTACCCGCCTCGCCTGCTGCCCGATGACCACCACCGCGTCCGCCGCCTGCTCGTGGCCGGCCACATCCTCGACATGGTCCAGCAGCCACCCGGCCAGCTCCGACACCGGCACGGGGCCAGGACGCCGACGTCGCGGCGCCGACAGTCCGCCAGCGCTGCACACCGCACCCACGATCTGCTTCAACAGCAGCCAGCACTCGTGCTCCACCGCGAACGGATGCTCACGCACTGGAGACCTCGGCCCCGGCACCGACGCGCACACGCCAGCATTCGACCCCGACGCCGCCACCGACGGCACCACCATCTCCGACAATCTCGGCCCCAGACGCACCAACGCCTGCAGATCCCGGACCAGGACCTCACGCTCTGCCTCACCCAGCACAGAGATCACCTACCCTTCTTCCTACCTCGACGCCTGTGTCTCTTCTTCTTCGGACCGCACTTCTCACCGTCAGCAGAAATGTCACCGTCCCCTACCTCACCGTTACCGACACGCACCGTCCCGTCCCGTCCCGTCCCGACATATCCAGATCCTGCAGTCCACTGATCTGACTGATCTGCCTTTTCCGGCAGATCGGGTGTCACCGCAGGTCTGGCACTGTTTCGCCGCCGGGTGGACTGCTGGCTCGCTGCTCGACCGGTCGATTCTCGACCGCCCTGGTGGGCAGGAGATCCTGACTCGGGAGCGGCGGTGGCCGCGTCATCACCCGTCGTCGGCACAGTGGTCTCGTCGGTGGCGACGCCGTCGATGCCGCTCCGCTCCGCCTGGCTGGCGGAGGTCGTCATCTTAGGGTCAGCGGCACCGAGCCATGCTGGCATCGGAGGAGGCGTCTGAGAATCAAGCCCGCGGCCGTTCGCGCCGATGGCATCGGCGTTCGTCTCGGCAGGCGACTCGATCAAAAGCTCCCCCGGCACCGGCACGTGAGACTCGTGCCCTTGCGGGACAGACCCGAACGGGACGAACTTGTCCCGCTTCGGTGGCAGCTGGACGCCGTTGTCCTTCGCCCAGCTGCTCTTGTTGATCCACTCGATGGTGGTCTTGTCGTAGTACACGGGATCCGGCGGCGGCAGCAGCTTCACCCGCTGGTCGGCGTCCGGGTCGTCGCCACGCTTCGCGTTGCACGACCGGCAGGACACGACCATGGTCTCGAACGTTCCCGGCTCTCCAGGTCGGCGGTGATCGTAGGTTCCGCCGATGCCGCCCTTCTTGTCGTTCCACTTCACGACCCGTCCGCAGTATCGGCACGAGTCACCGTCGCGGTGACGGATCGGCAGGGTCAGCTCCGGAGAGCCGTTATCAGCCCGACGCTGCTTCTCCCACTTGAGTTCATCCTCGGTTTTCATGTGGATGAACTCGGGGTTGTCGACGATCTTCCAGGCACGCTTGCCGTTGACATCTACGACCTCCATCAGGCCGGTGCGCACGCACGCATCCGTGAGTGCGACCAGCCGTTCGGCCGACCCCGCGATCTGCAGGGCGGTTCCGAAGGTCACGACGTAGTCGGTAATGTACCCGGCCGCGGACGCCGCACACCGGAACAGGAACCCGGCAGCCTCGTTGATGATGCGAGGGTCGTTACCGGCGTCGTAGGCGACCTCGAGCAGCTCCGGTCGATTCGCGGCGTCATCGCCGACCCTCAGCCACGGCATGCGCTACCACTCCCGGATCGGGCGAGCGTGCCAGGCTGGGGGGCCGGGCGAGTAATCGAAGGCACTGTCGTTCTCCTGGTCGTCAAGTTCGGTGAAGTGGGGCGGGGCGGTCTCCCGGCGCGGTGGCCGGCGGTGCTCTGCGTCTGGGGTGCAGGGGGGTCATTTCAGGATCACGACCTTGGCTCTGGCGCTCACTCCGGCTTCTGCGAGGATCGCCTCTTCCACCACGATGGCGTTCCGCAGAATGTTCCGATCTCCCAAGTCCTCGGTCATTACGATGTTTTCTCCGAGCCCCATGTCCCGGGCGCTCTCGAGCTTCTTGATCAGTTCGTCGACGGTCATGCTTCCTCCGCGGCGCTCTTGGTGGAGCCCTGCGCTGCCTGCCGATCGGCTGCGTCCGCTGCGGCCCGGAGGTGCGCGGCCCGGGTCCGGGCTTCTTCCGAGGTGATCCTGGCAGACCCCGTGGCCGTCCCCGTTCCTTCCCAGACGTCCTCCAGGTCCATCCCGGACAAGACCGTCCCGGAGTCAGCAATGACGGCTGACGTTCCAGTCTCCCACCTGGGCGCGCCCTCCTCGACATAGCTGGTCGGCGGGACGGAGCGGTGGGTGCCGAGGCGGAGTCCTTCGGCGGTGGCCCGAGTGGTGAAGTCTCCGGCCATGGACTGGGTCTCGGTCGGACCGATGCCCATGTCGGTGAAGATCTTCTCGACGAGCTCCACCGGTGTGGTGGCGATGGTGGCGGTCATGCTGCGACTTCCTTCCTCTGTGTGGTGGCCCGGTGGTTTCCGGGTCGGGGTGGTTCTGCGATCTGGTCGAGGGTGCCGTCCTTCTTCGCCCGGCTGTAGCAGGTGGAGCACAGGCCCCTGCACTGCGACAGGGCGTGTCCTTCGGGGACGAGCGGGGCGGGGATGCCGCGGGGGTGGATGTGCATCGGGCGGTGACAGCTGCGGCACTCCAGCACCTGGTCCTCCTCGCGTGGCTGTCCCCACTGTCGAGCGGCCATGACACCGGTGACGCGGCAGCCGGCATCCTCGAACGCCTGCAGCTGCTTCTCGCACGCGTCGAGGACCGGGCAAGCGCGGCAGAGGCCCACGGCCTTGCGCATCTGGCCCCAGCGGAGCGCCCGGGCTTCCTTGGACCCGCCGGACATGTCGCACCACTCCCCTGACCAGATCATCGGGTCACGGTGAGCGCACATGCCGGCGCGGAGATCCGCTGTGCCGATGATGGACTTCACGACGTCCGGGGAGACGATCCTGTCTGCGCTTCCTCCTGGCATCAGAATCCTCCTCGTTTCGGCTTGTCCGCCTGCACGCGCTTTACGTCTGGTCGGGGTATTTCGGGTGGTAGGTCAGCAATGCTGAGTTGTCCTGGCAGGTCAGGTGGTGCTGTGTGCGGCGCGGCGACCCACCGGTGGATCTGCTCGCGTCTCTCCGGGGTGAGGTGCGCCCACCAGGCGTCCGGATCCTCGTTGGTCACTGCTCCCGGTCCTCCTCCGCTTCGGAAAGGACGCCGAAGTCCTTTACCAGGCGGTAGGGCCATCGCTGGGGACTCACTGACACGGTGTTCAGCGAGACGGACTTCTGGTTGAGCTGATGGAAGATCTTCTCGACCCGACCCTTAAGGTCGCGGACGTGCGTCGCTCCGATGCTGTTGATCTGCTTCTGGAGGTACTCGACGTCAGGGTTCGGGTGCTGGTTGTTGACGATCAGGGGAATGTACGTGGCCATGATCAGGCCTCCTTTCTGTGTCGGGCTGCGGTCTGGTCGGCGGCGGGGTCCTCAGGCGGTATGGATCCGAGGACGCCGAGGGGGACGGACCAGTCGTGGATCGGCGCCCACCCGCGGTCGACGAGGACGACGGGCTGCTCGACGCAGTCGCGCAGCACCTCCTCAATGTCACCGGTGGTGTCGACGGTGCCGTCGACGGGGACCAGGCCCACCGGCTCGTCCGGATCCGGGGCGAGTTGCGGCTCGACAGTGCGGTGGAGCACGTCGACCTCCTCGGCCAGGGTCCGGACGTCATCGAGGGCGGCTTCCGCTTCCTCGCGGGCGATCCTGGCGTCCGAGGACGCGGCGACGGACAGGCACCAGCCCCACACGGCAGCGCCGAGGGACAGGGACGAGACGATCAGGAAGTATGCGGTGGTCATCGGGGCCTCCTCGGGGTAGATCCCGGGCCGGTGGGGCTCGGGCGGTTGTCGTACGGGTGCGGATACTCGGGGCGGGCGGACGCCAAGACGGCCCGGAGGTGGGCCAGGACAGCGCGAGCCCGGCGAGGCGGGGATGGCCGGCGGACGGGCTGGGGCCGGAACATCGGCCGGCGGGATGACGGGGTCACTGGTACTTCCCCTCCCATACGGCGGCGCGGTCGACGTTGATCTTGAGCGCGGCAGCATGGCCGCGCTTGGTGACCTCACCGAACGGGCTGACCAGCCCCTTGTGGGTCAGAGAGTCGCGGATGCGGGCGTGGACCTGGTCCCAGGGCAGTGAGCCGGCGTCGATGACGACGAGGGCGTCCTTGTGGCCGGGGGTCATGCGGTGGACGACCTGCTCGATCGTCAGCGTGCTGTAGTCCACTGGGGTTCGTGAGCTCATCATGACGCAACTACCTTCTCCAGACCTTCGCCGGCGATCCTGGCGAGGCGGGCGCCGATCTCCTCAACGGCGACCCGACGGCGGCGCCCGGCGTCGTATCTTTCGGAGAGGCAGGTGACCGCGGCGACCAGCACTGCAAGGGCGGCGGACTCCATATCCTCGTCGGCGCAGCCCTCGAAGGTGACGTTGACCTTCTCGCCGGTGACGATGGCGGTGACGGTGCGCATCAGAAGCCGTCCTCTCGTGCTGCGACCCTGGCGGTCAGACGCTCGGCCAGCTTCTCCTTGCGCTTCGCTGCACGGGCCTCATCCCGTTCCCGATCCCGTTCCCGCTGCGCTTCGAGCTCTTCCCATGCCGCCCGCTCTTCGAGTGCGACCTGCTCCGGGTCGAGCTCCGGGGTGGGCTCCTGCTCGGCGGCGACCGAGGCGACCAGGGCCGCGTCATCGTCGCCGTCTTCTGCCGGCAGTGCGAGGTACTCCCCCAGGCCGGAGGCGAGCGCCGTGTCGAGTCGCTGCATCGCGGAGTCGTAGGACTCGCCGCGCAGCGGCGCCCAAGCCGGATGCCCCTCGGCCAGGACCATGGCGGTGTCCGAGATCATGCGGGCTCGCTGACGGGCCAGGCGTTGGAGCTCGTCGGCATCCCAGCCGAGGCGCTTGAGCTCGGCGGCGGTGACGTACGGATTCACGGCGCTCATCGGTGGACCTCCGAGGACTGAAGGAACATGCCGACCACGGCGACGATGACGGCGGCGAGGACCAGGTCCCCGGTCACGCCGAGGGCGCGGTGGACGTTGACGCCGACGAGGGTGACGAAGATCGTGGCCAGTAGAACGCAGACCGCGGTGAAGAGGATCCCCTCGACGTGGCCCATGCCGCCACGGGCGATCTGGTCCTCATCACCGTAGAAGTCGCCGGACGGGGTGTCGGGGCGGACCGCCGGCTGCGGTCGGGTCTCGGGGTGGGTGGCGTTGCGGGGCCGGTGGTACTCAGCGGCGCTTGCGGCGTCGCTTACGCTTCGCTGGCACCGGGGCTGCTGGGTGGTCATCGTGTGGTCCTTCTGCGGGTCGCGTCGTGCTGGTGATGGTGCGGCGGGTGCCGATGGCGTCCTCGAGGAAGTCGAGGAGGGCGGTGAGCTTCTTCTGGGTCTCGGGTGACTGGGTGTCGGACGTCGCGTGGCGTCGGAGTGCCCCGGCGTGGACGAGGAGCCCGTTCTGCCGGCGGCGGAGGGTCCTGTGGTCGACCGGGTCGCGGAAGGACGAGGGCATGAGCCAGCAGACGTCGGCGTAGTCGACCCAGAGAGAGCCTGCTGCGTCTTCATCGGTGCTCACCCCGATCAGCCGACCTCTCCACGGGAGTCGTCGGAACACTGTCATCCCCCTCCTCGTGTGCCTCGGTGCGGGACAGGGCTGCGGCCAGCGTGTCGGAGAGGATGACCCCCCGGGCACGGGCGTCGGTATCCTGCCTGGCCTGCAATATATCGGCGCGCAGTCCGCGCTCCTGGTCAGTGGTGAGGACGCCGAGCGCGTTGTCGACGAGGAGGTCCGCCCAGCGCAGGAAGTGCCGCCCGTTCGGAGCGTTGAGGTAGTGACGGATCATGTCGTGAACAGTGGTGCGGACCTCGTGGGCCCGGTCCTCGGCCCAGGAGCGCATCACGCCACCTCCCGAATCCCAGTAGCGCTACTGACATTCTCGGTAGCAGTGGATGCCGGCGGGAACATGGCATCGACGTAGGCGCGGGGCCAGACCCACGTCCGGCCGGAGCGGAAGGGACGGAGGGTGGCATCGAAGCGGCCAGCGCGGGCGCCCTCGGCCAGGTTGGAGGGCGACAAGGACGTGATCACAGCGACCTCCTCGGTCTTGTAGGCGCGGCATTCGGCGTCGCGGGTGGTATCGTTCATGGCGTCTTGCTCCTTCGCAATGACTCGCTCGTCACCTGGGTTCAGCAGGTGGCGGGCATTTTCTTTGTGGTTGAATGATGGCTATGGCCAATCCCGCGGAACTCCTTCACGAACTCCTTCTCTCGTGGAAGGTCTCCGGCAACGACAACGCCACCGCAGCTCGGAAGATCCAGAGAGAGGGATGGGGAAGCTCGCGGAGGGCAGCCAATCTCCTGGACCAGGTCATTGAGCTCCTCCGACGTGCTAAGGAGGATGGTTACCCACAGCCCATCGCGGAAAGCCACATCGGCGTCTGGTCGGCAATGGTCTTCGCCTATCCGTACGGGTGGAGCAACTCTGGGAAGGACAATCTTGATGTGCCGGCGCTGAACGTCCTTGGCCAGACAGCGGCCACACTGCGTATGTATGTTCCGACGTTCGAGGAAAAGGGACCTGAACACCTCGACGCATTCCTGCGCGCTGTCGAGAAGCACCTCGAAGAGGACAACTCCTACGTGTCCATGCACGCAAAGCGTGTGTGCGCCCATCTCAAAAAGCTGCTCGCTGACGTCGAGGCCTACGGAGAGTTCCGCATCGTCGACGCACTGAATGACCTTCAGCGAATTCTCGACGAGCTCGCAGACACCAGGCCTGACGACCCCTTCTGGCAGAAGGCGAGCCGAGCGGCCTGGTCCTGGTTCAAGAAAGACGTCATTCTGACTGCCATCACGGGTATTGCCGTCGGCGCGCTGACAGCTGGGGCCAGTTACGGTCACGAGATTGTCGAGGCCTACATTCAGCAGGAACTCAATTCGGGCGAGGGGCATCAGGATTCCCCCTCAGAGGGCACATCGGCAGAGAGCGCCGAGTAACTCCGGTTCGTAGCGGCGGCGAGGACCTCGTCGATTGCCTGGTCGATGACGACGCCGGAGGGGACGCCGGTGAGGATCTTCGCCCTGATGTTGCCGAGGACCCAGTTGATGGAGGCGTACTCGACTAGCGGCAGTCCGGCCGGGATCAGCGTCTCGTTGGTCTGTTCGGTCATCGGTCTCTCCTTCCTATGGTTGGTTCGTCGAGTTGGTGGGGTGCGGAGCAGCTGGCACCTCGGGGTTAAGGAGCCCCCCTTGTCGTGGGCCGGGTCCACCTGACGAGAAGTCCCGGTCCGACCCGGGGAGTCGGATGCTGCTTTGACGGCGAGATCCTCACGTACCGTCGTTTCACTCCGCACCCTGTGGACCACTCCGCCCGTGACGGCGGTGCCGGCCTGCGCCGGTATGGTCCGGGTCGTGCAGCTTCCCCACTGCGCGACCAGGGGATGTCGACTATCCGATCCGTTTCTGGATCGTGTCGAACCACTCGCCTCCCGGCATTGAAGGCTCGACCGGCGTCCCGTTCGGGTGGATCGTGTGATGCAGCTCCGCGACCACGGGGGCCTCCTCACCCTCTTCGCCCGGCTCTGAGGTGGCATACAGCTCCATTCGGCTGATCTGCACACCGTTGCTGTAGACCCCGCGAGCGCCGCAGCGGATGGCCTCCTGCCGGATCGTGTCCCGGAGGACATCGATGTTCGCCATGACGCCTTCCATGTCCATGCACGCTTCCTCCGGGCACTCGGCCAGGAATCCGAGCTGCTCATTGAGGAATCCGAGGAAGTCGGACTGGTGCAGGTAGGTCAGGTAGTCGGCGGCGGTGTAGTCAGTTCGAGCGGTCATGCTCCCAGCTCCTTCAAGTGTTCATTGGGGGTAATCCCCTTGGTCAGTGCGGTTCCGGGAACTTCTGCGCGTTCGCGCCCTTCCCCGTCCAGCGGATGAGCTTCGGGGTCTCGCCGGCGCGGAACTTGTTCCAGCCGATGAGGATCAGGGCGAGCTGCACGTCCTTCTCCTTGGTGAGGTCCTCGCGTCGGCTCATGAGGGTTTCTCTGGTGCGGAAGATCGTCTCGTCCATCGGGTTGCTTCCCTGATGGCCGGTGAGGATGTGGTCGAAGAAGTAGTCGGCATCAGTACCGTCGACCTGGGCGCAGAGGTAGTGAGCGAACCACAGGACTGAGGGGGTGGCGATCCGCCGCGGGGTCTCGCCCTTGTACAGGTCGAAGTCCATGATCTCGGGGTGGGCATCGAAGTAGGCGATGGCTTCCTCGTGCTGGAAGACGCCGGATCCCTTCATCGCGCGCCCGTTGTGCTGGCCTCGTTCGAACCAGATGACGCAGGACTTGAGCACCGAGGCCAGGTCTCGGTTCTTCTTGTCCCGCATGATCGTGAGGTTGTCGCGGAGGGTCCGGGCACGTCCGCGGTCGATGGTGATGATGGAGTCCGGGGTGGCTCCCCAGACGACCACCGATTCGATGGACTTGCCCGAGGCGGCGCAGCCGCCGAGCCGGTGCTGTCCGTTGTTCAGTCCGCCGTCGGTGTTGAAGACGATGGCCTCGCCGTTGAACTTCCACATCCCGTCCTCGATCAGCTGCTTGTAGCTGGCGACCCTGTTCTTGTCGATGGTGCGGTTGCGGGTGTTGAAGCGCAGCCAGTTCTCGGCGAGCTCCGGGGTGATGGTGACGACTTTCGCCACCTTGTTGGCGGTGAACATCTTCGGCTTGTCGTTCATGGTGTAAACTTCCTAGTCAGCGAGGTTGTCTCGGTATTCCGAGATGGTCTTTTCGATAAGTCCCAGGTCGTTGCTTGCCAGCTGTGCGATCTGGGGCTTTTTCTGTGCGAACCGGTCGTCGTCTGCGGTAGAGGCCAGGCGACGGACGGCTTTCTGCAGGTCCCGGACGGCGTCCCACACGTCTTCGGTGAGGGCACGGCGGCGCGGCGCGGTCGGCGGGAGATTCGCCACCGGCTCGGGGGCCGGGGTGGTCTCCGGCTCGCGCCGACGTTGAACTTCCTCTCGGATCGCCTTCGCCGTCGGATGTCCATCGGTGGACTCGATCACCGTGGACATCACTTCCACTGCTTCGGCAGGGTCCAGGCCGGTGAGTTCCCGGGCTTGTCCCTCGCTGGATGGGAGGACCGCGTTGTCTACATTTGTGGACATCTCGATAGTCGCGGACATGCCATCGCTAATTGTTGCTGCGCCAATGAGTTGATAGGCGCGGGGGCGAGACAAGTTCCACCGGGTCTGGCAGTACACCTCGAACGATGCGTACTCCTGCCGGTAAAGACGGTCTTCACGGATCTTCGCCAGCGCCCTACCAATCTCGATGAAGGACTCAAGGCCCCGCTCGATGATGGTCTCCTGGAGTTCCAGGTTCGCCGTGGTGAACTCCATCTCGTTCACTTCGCCACCGCCATACCGTCGAGGGCGTCAGCGGACGCCCGGAGGGAGTCGGCGAAGTCGCGGAGGGCTTCGGCTGCTTCGGTGAGGCCGAGCATGTCGCGGCGCTTGGCGCGGTCTTCGGCGCTGTCGGCGGCGCGGCGGAGGGCGGAGACCTGGCCGGCGTTGAACTCGGTGTTGATCATGACGCTGCTCCTGCTGCGACTCGTGCCCACCGGATTGTCCGGCGGTGTTTGGGGTCTCGATAGTCAATGTCCGCAATGATGTCTTCGCCTTCTTGCGGCCACATGATGGCGATCTGCGGCACAGACAGTGCCTCAGCAATCCGAGCGAGGAGGACGTTCGAGATCCGTCTACGGCCTGCCTCGACGTTGGACATCTGCGGCCGAGACACCCCGACTGCATTCGCCAGCTCGTCTACGGAGGCCCCGCTCTTCTCCCGGATCGCCCGGATGGTCGCCCCCATACGGACGAGTTCGTCGTCCGGCCTCGGTGTCGGCGACTGCTTGCGGGGGGTTCCCGTCTTGCTAGCCATGGTCAGCTCCTGTCGTTTCGTTCTAGCAAGACCGTACCCGAACGACTTGAAACATGTCAACGGATCGACATGAAACATAGTAGGCAGGAGCGTATATCCGCAGGTCACGTGAAACTGCCATGCGCGTAGTTACACGCCTGGGTTTCAGCGGAACAGGCGGTTCTTGCGTCCGTGTCCACGTTGATGTTTCACATGGTTTCCGACACACTTACCGGTATGACTAGTGACGGACAG